ACTTTACAGTTCTATAAAACAGTATACGTCTAACGGATTTAATGACTGGTATCTACCCAGTCAAGACGAATTAGCTTTATACTGCAATAACATTAAACCAGACACTCAACTTTATAATAATTATAAAATTTTAGAAGGTACTTATTTAACTTCAACTTTATTCTCACTAGGGAATCAACGACAATTTAATAGTACGTACTTTAATTACACACAACAAATAACATCATTTAATTATGGTCAAGTAAATTTGTTGCCGGTAACAGAAAAAGCAAAAATTAAATTGTTTAGACGAATTTATTTAGGACCAGAAATTATAATTAGTAATACTAGAGATATTATTGATTGTGATGTTTGTTTAAAGAAAGCAGCCGATGAACGCAACGATGCCATGAAGGTTGTTGCTAAACAATATGAAGATTTACAAAAATGGATCAAAGGAATTAAACCTAATTGTGTAGTAGGTCCAAATGATGATGAGGATAAATGTGATATAAGTTGCAAAAAAGCAGACGGAGGTGGAGTAATACCAGGATATCCAAAAACTCCATACTGCTGTCTTCAGGATATTTTTAATCATATAGGTGATGAATTATGGAAAGCTACTGGAATTCCTGGTCTTATAGAACAAATTCAAGCAATAGGAAATACTGAATGGGGTAATGGAGATACTTATAAAAATTGGTTAAAAGGCGTAACTGAATTTGGAATACTAGTCACAACACTTGTCGAAACTATTACTGGTCAAGCAATAGGAAAAGTTGGAGAATTTGTTTATGGATTTCCATTGAGATCTTATAATACTACTGCATTTGGATTTAGAGATGTTAATGGTGAATTATACGGTGGTCACACTCCATCAATTCAGACAATCGGTAAAGATGGACAAGTATTTCAACGTGCACAAGATTCTTTTGATATTTATGCTTTTAATAAAATGTGCCTAGGTGGTGAATTTGGTTCGGAAATGGAGCGTCTTGGTCTTATAAGAACCCTTAAAGATATTGAAAATAATAGGGTGGAAGTTATAATTACTACAGAAGGACTTAAAGAACTTTCAAACTTAGCTCTAACAGATCAACCTATTACTCGTGCAGGAAATATTAAAATAAAAAATACTGGATCTTTTGGAACAAGTTATCAGCAACAATACAAAGAAGCTTTAGATTATGTTTCAAATAGCTCGATGATGAGACAATATTATCCAGAGAGACCAGGTGAAATATCAGCAAAAAAAGTTTTACAATATGTTTCAGCTGAATCTGGGCCTGCTGTAAGATTTAATCCAAACAGACCAATTAATCCAACAACCGGATTTAGAATGGAACCAGCAGAAAGATCAATAGCAGATATAGTTAGTGCGGCGTGGGCATGGGGAAAGGGTGAAAACTCAACTGTTGGTGGTATTCTTAGAGGAGCAAGATTGACCAGTGGAGCATTGTTTTCTTCGCTCAGAAGTGGAGCAGTTTGGCTTAAATTATTATCTGGAATAGCAGGTATTGTTGGGCCTATATTCCTAGAAGCAATTGCCAATTTGCTCATTGAATTTGCGTTCTGTAAAGACGAAGCCGATGCATATATTAGACAAGAAACTACCAGATTGTTTGGTCAACAAGATTGCAGAGATAAAAATGGTGTGTGTAAAGATCCAGATAAACTACCTCCTGTCCCGCCGCCGCCGATGCCAGACGTAAATTCGTACTGTAGATGTCAAGGATGCCCTGAACCAGAAAAATGGAGAAAATGTGTCGGCGAATCTGGTATTATTCAATTAAAATGGATTGAAGCTGTAAAGCGGTGTTGTGCAAATCCTGAGTGCAAACCACCAAAAGTAAAAAGCCCACCAAAAATATGTTTAAATATACAAAATTTAGATGATCCTAGAAAGAAAAATATAACACCAATTGAAACCAATCCAGACGGAACACCAAAATATCCACAACAACCATACGATTATCCACTTCCTGAAAGAACTGTACCGGGGCGATATCTACCAGTACCAGTTATAATTCCTGGTGGTGGATTCTATCCGCCACCTGTAATTCGATAAATATTTTATATAAAACTCTACTATATAAAATAGGAGTTTACATTATGGGATGCGGATGCAATAAAAACAAAACCGTAAAGAACACGGAATCTCCTGAGTTCAGAACAGCAGATTCCACCACACAATCTAATCAAGGAACCTTCTCTAGAGGTATAGCAATGGCAAAAAGTTTTGCTTCTGCTATTGCTTCCCGAGGAGTTTCAAACACAAAAACTAACGGCCCAACCAAGCAGCTACGAGTTCTCAGCTGTTTTGGTAATCAAGACCGTGGTGGCGAATTGCCTCCATGCCAACATCTAAAAGAAAGCACAACGCCCGGTAAACACTTCTGTGGTGGTTGCGGCTGTGGTGATAAACCAATGACTTGGTTGATGGCGTCTGGTGAAGAGTACAGCAAATTAGATTATCCTAATCTACAATGCCCGTTAACCATGCCTGGTTTCACTAACTATACTCAAAGTGCACCAGACGAAGCAAACACACCAATAACCAGAAAATACTATATTGAAAATATAGATTTTAATGAAGTGTTAAAAACACCAATTAGTTTACCTCAATTTAAACCTGAAATGCCACCAGTTCCTCCAAACACAGAAGAAACCGGAAAAGTTTAAATTTAAATTGCCATAAATACTTGCAGGTATCTTATGGCAAAACCAAATTCTAGAGAAACATTAATTCAGTATTGTCTCCGAAAGCTGGGAGCTCCTGTTGTAGACATCAACGTTGATTGGCAGCAATGCGAAGAACGTCTAGACGATGCTCTAGACTTTTTTACAGAACGCCATTTTGATGGTGTTGAGAAAATATTTTTTCGTTATCAAATACAACAAAAAGACATCACCAATCAATACATCTCTATAGAAGATGTTGGTCCACCAAATGGAGTCAGTGGTCCTACTGGTAATGATATAGTTTCTGTAGTAAGAGTACTACAGTTTGGTAATTTTAGCAATATCAACATGTTTGACGTTCGTTATCAGATGGCACTTACCGATTATTTTGGTATCAACAGAAATCTGGCAGGAACTTACGCACTAGGTCTGGCAGGATACGATTCCATGATGCGTTACGTCAAACTGATCGAAGATTTTTTTCAACCAGAAAAAGCTATACAGTTTAGTAAAGTAAGTGGTAAGTTGCATTTAAATATGGACTGGGATTTAGAAGTAAATGCCGGAGATTGGATTGTTATTCAAGCATACGCTATTATTAATCCAGAAGAACACACTAAAATATACGATGATCGTTATTTAAAGAAATATCTGGCAGCTTTAATTAAGCGTCAATGGGGAACAAACATGTCTAAGTTTGATGGTGTTGCTCTTCCTGGTGGCGTTACTATGCGTGGAGCCACAATTTACGCGGAAGCAGTTCAAGAAATTGCCGCAATAGAACAAGAGTTCTTGTCTAATACAGAACTACCAATTGATTTTATGACAGGCTAATATGGCTATAAATCCTTACTTTAAAGATTATTCTGGAGAACAAGATCTAGTAGAAGATCTCACCATTGAAATTATTAAAACAATGGGTCGGGATATGATCTACATTCCTAGAGAGAAGTATCAACAAGATTTAATTTTTGGTGAACAATACGGTGTAGGATTTACTGTTGGTATTCCGTTAGAAATGTATATTGATACCACTATGGGATTCCAAGGTCAAGGTGATATTGCCAGCAAGTTTGGTATTGAAATTAAAGACAATTTAGAAATGACTATTTCTAAAAAGCGATTCGTTCAAGAAGTTCAAACCAGACAACCCAGCATAACCAGACCACGTGAAGGTGACTTGATATTTTTTCCGTTAGCAAAAGCTATATTTGAAATTAACTTTGTGGAACACGAAAATCCATTTTATCAAATAGGTAAACTATACTGCTACAAACTGTCTTGTTCACTATGGAACTACAACGAAGAAAGCGTACAAACTGGAAATACAGATATCGATGCTGTGGAAACAGACGTTCGTGGTCTTACCGGCGAGAACACAGAATTCAATACTCAAGACGAAGCGTATAATCCAAACATTGTGGACTTTACAGATTTAAATCCATTTTCTGAAGGACCATTCTAATGTTTACGTATTACAAGAACGAGTGTATACGAAAACTGGTAATTGCTTTTGGTAATTTGTTTAATAATATACACATAATACAAAAAGAAACTGATGGCTCTCCCAGAGACACGCTAGTCCCTTTAACGTACGCACCAAAAGAAAAGTACATCAAGCGTTTAACTCTTCCTAGCTCGATCAGCGATCAAACTCGCGTAGAATTAAATAATCCACAATTATCGTTTGAATTAACTAATATTCAGTACGATCCGATTCGCCATTTAAATAAACTTCATAAGAAATTAAATGCAGGCATGACTGGCGGATCTTACATGGAAGTGCCGTATAATTTTAC